GATTTGGTTAAGTAAAAATTATTTAGGATTTAAAGATAGAACTCAAACTGAATCAATTATTGAGCCATTACCATTAATCATAGACGCAAAAGCAGAAGAAGTATAAAACCTTTTATATGGCAAAGAAAAAAGGCAATGTATATGGACAAGTTGTTGTTTATGAAAAAACCTACAAAGGAACGAGTATAGGTAGACGACCTAACACTTCGACAATGAATAAAAATAAAAGAAGATCATATAAAAAATATAAAGGACAGGGCAGATGAGTAATAAAAGGCCAATGTTTTATTTAAATGGAGAGTTTATTCCATATCAAATGCCACAGGATTTTAGACCATCGCAAGGCAGAGGAAGTTGTGGGAGTTGTGGACTCTATTCAAGACCTCACAATTTTTGTGGTGTTTATAAAACAAAAGGAGTCAGAGATACTTATGTTTGTAATAAATGGCGACAAAGACATTTTAAAAGATAATGGAAGAGCCTGTTCATTATTTGGTTTTACTATTGCTCTCATTTGATGGGGAGATGATTAAAGAAGTTTTAGAATTTGCAAGGCCAATGACATTAATGGAATGTTTAGATTTTGCTGACGCACACAGAGAGGCAATTGCTACTCATAGCTGGGATGATCCACGAGGACAATCTTGGTATTTAAACGATGGCAGTGGTACATTTCAGGGACATATCTGTATGCAAGACCCCAACAAATTATAGCCTGTAAATCTTTTTTAATTATGGTAAAAGAATTGAATGGCAAAGTATAAAGGTAGAACTGTTAAACTTAACAAAATCCAAAGAGGAGATGTTAAAAAGTTTAAGGTGTTTGTTAAAAATAGAAGAACAGGCAGAGTCCAAAAGGTTAATTTTGGCTCAAAGACAATGTCTATAAAAAAACATATACCAGCAAGAAAGAGATCGTTTATGGCTCGTTTTAAACCTATCTTGGCAAAGGTGCGTGGGCAAAAGACATTAGCTCCTGTTTACTGGGCAATTAAAAGCTGGAGATAATTATGATTGATAAGTTTTGTTATTTTATATTTGGAACATTAGATAAATGGTGTGCGTGGGTAGATAAAATGTTTGTTAATAAACCTAAAAAGAAAAGGATTAAAAAATGAAATTAAATGAGAACACAAACGTGGCAATGCCAATTAAAAATATGGTTGGAATTATTATAGGTGTTGCTATGGGTATATTTGCCTACACAGAAATAACTGCAAGATTAACTTCATTAGAAACATCTAGAGAATTAATGACAGCAGATTTATTAAAAAAATCAGAACAAACAACAACAGATAAAGAGCAATTTTTATTATTAGAGGATTTATATGAAACAGTTGAAAAGCACCAAGAACTTTTAGACAAAAATATTCACACTCAAGTTATGCTGGATCATATTGAGGCACAATTAGAAAAAGCATTAGCTGATATAGAAGAACTTAAAGATAAAGTTAGGAAGAATGGTACTCATTAATGATTTTAAGTATTTTATACATAACATTAATTTATATATTTGTAGTTTCATTGCTTATAAAATGGAATAAAGAGGATATAAAATGATTGAAACAGTTGTGGCATTATTAATGATAGTAAATAACGAAATTAAAGAACATAGAATACAAGTATCTATGAGTGAGTGTTTAAAAGGTAAAAGAATTGCGTCAAGAAAAATAGATGACAATGTTGAGTATCAATGTATTAAATCTAAAGCAGAGTTAGAAGATAACATTGATGGAAGTAAATCAATTAAAAAACTTATATTAGAATGAACAAAGTAGATGTTGTAAGAGTGTTAGCAGAAGATAAGACATTTGAAAATGAAGTCAGAGATAAAGGGGACAACGATTTAGAAGTTAAAATTAAAATATTAGAAAAAGAAGTGGATACCCTAAAAGCAATAATAAATTTAAAAGAGATTGAATTAACAAGCAATCAAACTAAAATAAAAGAAGTTAAAGAAGATAATAAAAAGTTAGCAAAACAAATTGAAGATTTAGAGAAGGAAGCAAAGGATATGTTGTTGTATCCATAATTATGAGTATTAAAAATGATAGATTGGTTTGTAGAAAAAATAGGCAAAATTGCCAGAGTTATATTTCATTGGTCTTGGCGAGTCCAAGTTCACAGAAAATATTACAGGAAGAAAAAATAAATGGAATATATGCTAACTATGATTATGTGTGCTTTTATTGAAGGTAAAACCACTTGTATGCCACCACATACTTTTGAAACTAAATTTGAGGATGGTTATAGTTGTATGCTTGAAGGCTATACAAGGTCTTATGATAAAATTGTTGAATTAGGTAGAGACGATGTTAATAAATATAATATCTATATAAAATTTGGATGTAATGAAGATCAATCTCACAAAACCTCAATATCAAGTAAGTTTATCAGATAAAAGATTTAGAGTTTTAGTATCAGGCAGAAGATTTGGTAAAACTTATCTTTGTATTACTGAAATGATGAAATATGCCACAAAGGTTAAAAAGAATATATGGTATGTAGCACCAACCTTTAAGATGGCTCGTGAGATCGTATGGGTCAAATTAAAAAATATGTTATCTGATTTTAAATGGATTGACACAATTAATGAGACAAACCTTTCAATAACAATTAGAAAAACAGGCAGTACTATAACATTAAAAGGATGTGAAAACTATGACTCATTAAGAGGAGTTGGAATAGATTTTTTAATATTAGATGAGTTTGCAGATATTGATGAGAAGGCTTGGACAGAGGTTTTAAGGGCATCTGTATCAGACACAGAGGGGGATGTTTTAATGTGTGGGTCTCCGAAGGGGTTTGGTAATTGGTCTTATAGAATGTATTTAAAAGGCAAGGAAGATGGAGAGTGGGATAGCTTTCAATATACAACACTTGAAGGTGGAATGGTTAGCAAAGAAGAAATTGAACAAGCTAAACAAGATATTGATATAAGAACTTTTAGACAAGAGTTTGAGGGAACATTTGAAAATTATGCTGGTGCTGTCTATTATAATTTCCACGCTGTCGAAAATGTAAAACCTAAAAAATTAGATTTATCTAAACCTTTACATATTGGTCTCGATTTTAACGTCGATCCAATGAGTGCCTGTGTTTCTCAAATAGATAAGGATATTATACATTTTGTTGATGAAATTGTTATTTATGGAAGTAATACAGATGAAATGGTGCAAGAAATAAGGGACAGATATGGAAGTAAAACAAAGATATTTATATATCCTGATCCAGCTTGTAGACAAAGAAAAACAAGTGCTGGTGGGAGAACTGACTTAACAATATTGCAGAATGCTGGTTTTACAGTTAAGTGTAAATTTAAACATAGTCCGATAAGAGACAGAGTTAATTCTGTAAACTCAAGATTAAAGTCAGCAGATGGAAAGAGGTTTATTTTTGTGTCGCCTTCTTGCAAAATTATGATAAAAGGTTTACAAAGACAAATATACAAGGAAAACACAAATATTCCTGATAAGGAAGAAGGCTACGATCATATGAACGATGCGATTGGTTACTTAACAGAAATAGTTAAACCACTGATTACTCAAAACCTTTCATATAAGCCTCAACGATGGAATATAAAACAAAGGTAGTATGGCATACACTAGAGATCAAGCATTAGACACCCACAAAGATTATAAGGAGAATATCACTAACTGGGAATATTACATTAGATCATATAATGGAGGATACGATTATATGGTAGGCCAATACCTGAACAGATATAATTTAGAACTTGATAACGAATTTAATCAAAGACTTGCCAACACACCTTGCGATAATCATTGTAAAAATATTATTCAAATTTATTCATCATTTTTATTTAGAGTTAAAGCAAGTAGAGATTTTGGAAATATGGCAGATGAATCTAGTTTAGAATTTTTTTTAAAAGACGCAGATTTAGATGGTAATAATTTTTCAACAGTAATGAAACAGGCACAGAACTATGCATCAATTTATGGGCATACGATGTTAATACTAGATAAACCAAAAGTACAAACAACAACAAAGGCAGAAGAAATTAACCAAGAAATAAGACCTTACCTTTCAATTATAACTCCTGAAAATATATTAGATTGGAATTTTAAAAGACAATTAAATGGTAAATATGTTTTAGATTATTTAAAGATTAGGGAAGAGGTTGATAAGGATGGTGGGACTTATATCAGAATGTGGTATGAGGATAGAGTCGACACAATATATGTTGAGGATGGAGGAAAAGACCCACAATTGATAGATACTGCCGATAATCAGATTGGCAAAATACCAGCAGTTATTTTATACAATGCCAAGTCACACAAACGAGGCATTGGTCAATCTGACCTTACAGATATAGCTGACTTACAGAAATCAATTTATAATGAATTTTCAGAAATAGAACAATTGATAAGATTAACAAATCATCCATCATTGGTTAAAACAGGAGGGGTCAATGCAAGTGCTGGAGCTGGTGCAGTTATTGAAATGCCTGAAGAGATGGACTCTAATTTAAAACCATATTTATTACAACCATCAGGACAAAACCTTGTAGCGATTATGGACTCAATAAATAATAAGGTTGAGTCAATTAATAGGATTGCACACACAGGAGCTGTAAGAACAACAAAAACTCAAGTAACATCAGGGGTTGCTTTACAAACAGAATTTGAATTATTAAATGCACGATTATCAGAGAAAGCAGACAATTTACAATTAGCAGAAGAACAAATATTTAAATGTTATGCTATGTATCAAAACGCACAATTTGATGGAGAAATAAACTACCCTGATAGTTTTAATATTAGAGATTTTGCAAGTGATTTAGTTTTTTATCAACAAGCCAAATCAATTAATGTTCCATCATCAACATTAAACAAAGAAATAGATAAAGAAATTGCACGAGCAGTTGTAGATGACGATGAAAAATTAGGTTTAATATTTGATGAGATAGATGCAAATAAAGAAGTAGGACAATTCACACAAGAAGAGCCTCAAGCTGAAGATCAAGAAGTCGAGGAAGAGGAAGTTTAATGAATGTCAGATATAGTTCAAGATTTTTCAGAATATAGAATTAGATCTATTGAAATAGCAGAAGCTAAATATTACGAATCATTAATAAAAGTTTTAGATAATATTGAAAAGCAAGTCACATCCCTTGCTGGAAGAACTCTACCTTTAAACGACAGAGGACAGTTATTTGATTTAAAAATAGCAGTGGCTATGCAACCAAAAATAAGAGCAATATTAGAAAAAGAATATTTAGCTTGGGCAGATAATGTTGTCAGAGAGGGATATAATAAACAAGCTAAAAGAGTTGAGAAAGCATTTAAAACAATTGGTAGAATCCCTGTTGAGTTTCAACAATTAACAAATGCTGATCTAACTTTAATAACTAATTTAAAAAGACAATCATTTACACAATTTAAAGATGTTTCAAACACATTCACAAGAAAATTATCAGAGAAAATATATCAATCCACATTAACAAGTGTTGAATTTGTGGAATTAGAAGATGATTTAAGAAAAACAATTAATGGTATTTATGCATCATCAAAAGATGAGGATATAAACAGGCTTGTTAAAAATATTAAAAAGGATGAGGTAAGATTAAGAAAATTAAGAAGAAACTCAATTAAGGCAAAACAAATAAGGCAGAAATTAGACCTTAATGTTCAAACTTTACAATCTAAATTTGCATCAGATCGTAATGGAGAGAATATGAAAAGGTATGCTGGGCAGATATTAAACGATGGATTAAGAGAATTTGATGCACAACTTAACCTTGCAAAGTCCATTGATGCTGGGTTAACATATGTCAAATATCAAGGGTCAAACATCCCAACAACGAGAGATCATTGTAGGCTTGTAAGAAATGGCTCTTATGATAAAAGAAAAGGTGGACTATTCACAATTGATGAAGTGATTAATCTGTGGAAGAGTAGAGGATGGCAAGGCAAGAAGTCAGGCAGTCCTTTTATTGTTCGAGGTGGATATAATTGTCGACATCAATGGTCATTTGTTAATCCTGATTGGTATGACAATGACGGACAACTAATAATATAAAAAGGAGAATAAAATGTCAGAAGAAACAACACAAGCAGTAGAGCCTAAAGTGGAAACTACTGAAGTTCAAGAAACAACTGCACCAGTTGAAAATAAAACTTTTAATCAAGATCAATTAAATAATATTGTTCAACAAAGATTAGAAGCTGAAAAAAGAAAACACGAAAATCAATTAGCTGAAATTAAGAAACAAGAGGAAGAAGCCTTAAAAGAAAAAGAAATAAAAGAGGCTAAATCTAAACAAGAACTTGAAAAGCTAATGCAACAAAGAATAGCTGAAAAAGAAACAGAAATCCTAAAATATAAGTCAGAAATTAAAAAGGAAAGGATTGATAATTCAGTATTGTCTGTTGCATCAAAGATGAATGCTATAAATCCACAACAAGTCGTGGATCTGCTTAAATCTGAAATAAAACTTAATGATGATAATCGTACAGAGGTACTAGACAAGAACTCTAATATTCGTTATAACGAAAAAGGAGAACTACTTACGATTGAAGAAAGAGTTAAGGAGTTTTTAGATGCTAACCCACATTTCTCGCAAGGGTCTAAGTCTGGAGTAGGGAGTCAGAGTAGCATTGAGGGGAAAACTGTAAAACCTTTTAATATTCAGGATTTAGATATGAGTAAGCCAGAGGATCGTTTAAAATATGCAGAATATCGCAAAGAACGAGACTCAAAACCTACTCAAATTAACTTAACAAATAAATAATAAAGGACAAACACAATGGCAAACGAAAGCACAAGTTCTACACTCTCGGAGTTATACACAGAGATCGTAGCAGAAGCATTGTTCGTAGCAAGTGAGAAATCAATTATGAGACCACTTGTAAAAAACTATGCAATATCAGGTGGTGGAAAGTCAGTTGAAGTTCCGATCTATGCAGCAGTAAGTGCAGCAGCAGTAAACGAAGCAACTGATTTATCTAACACAGCAATCAACCCATCTTCTGTAACTATCACAGCATCAGAAAATGGAATTATGACAACTTTAACAGACCTAGCAAGAAACTCTGCACCAAGAAATGTTGCAGCAGATATTGGTAGACTTTTTGGTGAAGCGATTGCAAAAAAAATAGACACAGACCTAACAGCATTATTTGATGGCTTTAGTACAGCAGTGGGTGCAGCAGATGCTGCATTATCTTCTGCGTTAGTATTTCAAGCAATTGCAAATGTAAGAAATGCTGGAGTCTCTATGGATGGTGTCTCAACTGTAATTCATCCAATGGTAGCTTATGACTTAAAAGCTAATTTGACTAACACTTTTGCAAACGCAAATGGAAACGATATATCAAATGAAGCATTAAGAAATGGCTTTGTTGGTAGATTAGGTGGAGTTCCAATCTATGAAACAACAAACATCGCAAACACAGGAACTGGTGGAGATTACAAACAAGGTGTATTCCACAGAGATGCATTAGCACTAGCTATGATGCAAGACCTGAAAATTGAAACTCAAAGAGATGCGAGTTTAAGAGCTGATGAGATTGTTGCAACAGCAGTATATGGTGTCGGAGAACTTAACGATACTTATGGTGTTGAGGTACATTCTGATTCATCTATTCAATAATAATTGAATACTTTGTGAGGGTGGGAAACTGCCCTCACATATAAAATAGGAGAATTTATGGACATAAAATTAACAAATGGCAAAAAGACAATAATAAGACCAAAAGAACAATATGAAGCTAATTTAACTCATTTTAAAATGAGAGGTTATGCTCCTGTTGGAGAAGTAAAAAAAGAAATTAAAAAATCTAAAATAAGTGATATTGTGGAGAAAGTGGTACAATTAAAACCTAAAAAAAAGACAAGGAAAAAGAAATGAAAAACATAGATAAATATTGGAAATTAGCAAAAGCTAATCCTAAAGTTTCTGCTGGTGTGGTTGTTGCAGTTATTATACTAATTTGGGTATTATAAAATGGCTAATTATACTGGAGCAGATGTTATAACAACATCAGATGTTTTAAAATATCAACCTGATGCATTTGATTTTGGTATTTCAACAACAGCAACTGAAACGACAAATTTTTTAGCACAAACTACAAATGATATATTAAGAGAGTTAAGAATAAGATGGTGGCCTGTTTATAAAACAAATGTTTTTACAGATATAACAGTTTTAAACACTGCTGAAATGGTTAACACTAAAGTAAATTTAGATCAATTTGAAAGAGCTGGTGTTTATTTATTTTTATCAAGATTTTATTTACCAGCATTAACTAAATTTAGACCTGAAGCTGATAAAGATAGGTTTGAGAGAATGATTGAATATTATAATTCAGAATATAATAAAGAAATGCAATCAATTTTAGAAGATGGTGTTGAATACGACACAGATGCGTCAGGAACAATAGCAGTGAATGAAAGAGAGCCTCTTCACGGATACAGAAGACTAACTAGATAATGTTAGCTGGAAGAGTCACATCTAATCTGCCAATCGTAAGTAAACGATTTAATAAATTTTTTAAAAGGTTTCCTAATATTGTAACCAAAGGTTTAGAACAAGCTGGTGTGCAATTAAAAGAAATAATTATTACAAGAACTGACAAAGGTTTAGATTTTAACAAAAGAAAATTTGTTCCTTATAGTCCACAATATGCAGAAGAAAAAGGTAAGACAGTTGTTAATCTTCAAGATAGAAATTTTATGTTACAATCAATTGACTCAAAAATAATAAATAAAAATAAAGCACAAGTATTTTTCAGAAGTCAATCAGAGGCAAAAAAAGCATTATGGCATAATCAAGGCGAGGGCAAACTTCCTGTCAGAAAGTTTTTTGCTTATAATTTAAAAACAGAAAAATTAATAAAAAGAACATTTGAACAATTTATGAAAAAAGAAATTAGAAGGATGAAGATATGAGTATAAGAGAAGATATAGCAAGTCACATTACCACCACAATTACTAATATATCAAGTCCAGCAGTTAGAAAGGTAACAAGACAACCTTTTAATTTAGAGGAATTAGCCCAATCACAATATCCAGCAGTTTTAGTACAAACACAGGAAGAAACTAAAGAAGATTCTGAATTAGGAAGTGGTGCAAAAACAAGAATAAATAATTTAGAATTTTTAATAACAGGATATGTTAAAGGTGGAGAAGATAATATTGACACTGCAAGAAATAATTTAGCAAGTGCCATTGAAACTGCTCTTGAAACTGATATAAGTCGAAATAACAAAGCATTAGATACAGAAGTTATATCTTTAGAAACTGATGCTGGTACACTCTTTCCATATGGTGCTATCAGTATGGTAGTTAGAGTGATTTATGAACACGATAGTGCAACCCCATAGGATAAAAAATGGCTGATAAAAATTTAGACAAAATTGATAAAAAATTAGATAAAATTGAAGAGTTAATCCAAGATGTTAGAGAACTTGTTGATAATCACAGAGAATACGATGAGGATAATGTTGTTGATGATCAAGAAGAAAATGATTGGGAAGATGATGAAGATATTGACGAGGACAACGATTAATAGTAAAAGGATTTATGGCTAAAGATATTAAAGTTATAAAAGGCAACGAAGAGATTATAATTAATGAAACTCAACTTGTAAATTTTGAGGAACTTGGTTATAAGCAAATTAACAAACAAGATAAACCAAAAAAAGAGAAGGATAACAAATGGCAACCCATCACGGAAAAGAAGGTGTAGTAAAAGCTGGTGGTACTGCAATAGCAGAACTAACAGGATTCAGTATTGAAACAACAGGAGATGTAGTTGAAGATACAGAATTAGGAGATGCAACGAAATCATTTGTAGCTGGTAGAACTTCATTTAGTGGCTCGTTAGATATGAACTACGATGAATCAGATTCACCACAACAAACCTTGACTGTTGGAAGCACAATTGCTTTTATCTTATTACCTGAAGGTGCAACATCAGGAGATGAAAGTTTTACAGGCTCTGGCATAATCACAGGAATGTCGGTTACGAATGGAATGGATGCAATAGTTACTAGATCAGTTACATTTCAGGGAACAGGAGCATTAACTAGAGGTACTGTCTAATAAGACTTTATGAAGTTAATAGATTCTGCTAAATCTCATTTTGAGTCTCTAGGTGTTCAACATATGGAGATTGAGGAATGGAAAGACGAGGCTGGTAGTCCAAGTGTTATATATTGGAATCCTATAACCCTATCTGAAAAGAATAAACTTTTTAAGAAATCAGATAACTTAAATGATGTAAGTATTCTTGCTGACATAGTTGTTATGAAAGCAATAGATAAAGATGGTAATAAGTTATTCACTCTAGAAGATAAATTAGCTTTAATGCATAAAGTAGACTCTGATGTCCTTTCACGCATAGCCACTGAAATGGTCAAAGCTATCAATCCTGAAGAAGTAAAAAAAAACTAAAATCCGATCCTGAATTAAAGAATTGTTTTATTGTAGCTGATAGGTTAAAAATATCCTTGCAAGAAGTTTTACAAATGGAATTATGGGAGTATAACCATTGGTTAGGCTATCTTTTAATAGAACAAGAAGAACAACAACAAGCTATGAATAAATCAAGGCATAGATAATGGCACAGAATTTAGTACTTAATATATTAGCAAGAGATAAAACTAAACAAGCCTTTAATGGAATAAGAGCTGGATTAACAAATTTAAGAAGTGCAGTGTTTTCAGTTCAATCTGCATTACTTTCTGTTGGTGGTGGCCTTGTTATCAGATCATTTGTAAATGTTGGTAGAGAGGTTGAAGAGTTAGGTATAAGATTTAATTTTTTATTTGGAAATGTTAAAGAAGGTACAAAAGCATTTAAAGGATTAACAGATTTTGCTTCTAAAGTCCCATTCTCTCTTGAAGAAATATCATCAGCCTCTGGAAACCTTGCAGTTGTCTCAAAAGACGCAGATGATTTGCAAAGAATATTAAAAATAACAGGTAATGTTGCGTCTGTCACAGGATTAGATTTTAGAACTACTGCTGAACAAATACAAAGATCATTTGCTGGAGGTATAGCGTCTGCTGATATTTTTAGAGAAAGAGGTGTTAGAGCCTTGTTAGGATTTAAAGCTGGTGCAACAGTTTCAGTTGAAGAAACAATAGAAGCATTTGAAAAAGCATTTGGAGAGGATGGAA